GGTCAAGTAACTGGTGTAGACACTTTCAAAGGAAGAGGTGTGGCCAGATTTCAGCAGCGGATGCGTATGGATTCCGCTACCAGTCAGGTTCATCATCGACTGCTTCGTTCCAATCGTCGAAGGCCCGGAAGGGGTCTCGTGGAACGACCTCCGGGGGGAGGCTGTGGGAGCAGTAGATGTTCACCGGTCTGTGAGGTTGTTCGGTTGGTGCACGGCGTAAGTCGACCTCGGAGGTCGTGTCAATAACCACATAGGGATAGTGGTTCTTGCGCCAGGGGCGGGAGAGTGAGATTGCTTCGTCAGTAAGTGGTACGAACGTAGTGCGTCGCGCATGGTCGAACAGCTGTTCAAAGGCTGCTCGCCATGCGTGGTAACGTTTCTGCGCGTCGCTTTTCTTATCACCCTCCTCATCCTCTTGCAGTGTCTCAATATCATCCGGATCGAGGGCACTGTATGCACCTGCCAGTAGGGGTCCTGTGATTCCACGGTGGATCACACCCATCTCCTTCTCTGTCGTTCGCTCCCACGCGAACGGGATACCGGCAAGCAGGCGATCAGATCGTCGAGAGACCTTCCTCCAGAGGGAGAAGGAATCGCTCTGCTTAAGGCCAGTGTCCTGTGTGAGCTCGGCTGCGCGGTCAGGTGACCTATCGAGGAACGCAGCCAGCACACGCTGACATCGTGAAAATCTCTCCTTACCGGACTTGTCACGGAACTCTCCGACACAAGGGAGGCCTAAACCGCCCAGGTGTCGAGGAGCCCAGTAGGACATTCCGTTCGGACAGAACTTCTTGAGGTATGGTTTCCAGTTCTTCATGAACCGCTTCAGGAGCTTCTCCTGGACATCGACCGGATGTCCCTTGACTAGGTCACACGCGAGTGTGCCAACATCAGGGGTCCGTGGATCGACAGAAGGCGTAAGTGCAAGTGCCTTGTCCAGGAGAGGTGTACCATTCTCATTTCTACACTCCAACAATCCGTAGTTAATATACGGTCGATAGGTGAATACGCGATCACCATTGTTGTCAAGGGAAATATCGTAGAACGTAGAGTTCAAGACGATGAAGTCCTTAGAGCGGAAATTCTTTCCGAGGGAGGGAGTGAGGCCCCAGCGGTTTGTGACCTGCTTCCAGATCTCGTACCCTTCATCATCGGTAACAAAACCGATGTCGTCACCATTGACGACGATTCCTGCCTCCTTAAGGGAGAAGGCGCGCTGGTAGCGGAGCTCGAGAGCGTAGCGACTCAGGCCTACGTTTGCAACGCAGAGAACCGGAAAAGATGTAGGAGAACCCATGAGCTGGCCCCATTGCTGGGTTGCCTCGGTGTCGCTATCGCGGACAATGTTGTGACCAACGAGTGTGTTGATGTAGTCACTTGTCCACTGTTCATCCCAACCCGCATTATCTCCTACCCGCTGGCATATAACCGTCGACACGTAAGGGTCAAGGTTGTCTGTGGCAGCGCTGTAGTCTCCACTGACATAAGTGTCGGTGGGGTTGGAGGGATACCACAGAGCGCGATCAAGAAGATCAGCACTGAGGGTCTCTCCAATGAGACGGAAGGCGAGTTGTTTACGGAGGCGAGAGTGAGTCGCCTTCTGGATGTACTTCGAACGGTAGTAGAGACCTTCAGGCCCACCTGTGATGGTGCGGACCTTGAATGGCTCCTTGAGCCCGACCATGCGCGCGGAGCGCGGGACATGTTCGGTGATGGACAGATCGTAATCGAGAGACTCCTGGAGGAGCTCAGAATCGAACGGATCGCCTTCACAGGTCACGATGGAGTCGTGGCCTGTCCAACCGCAAGAAGGGCAGAATCTGTGTAGACGGGGGTCAAGGACACGGAAACAGCCTAAGCAAGCACCGAGGAGTTGGACCTCGATGGCAGTCCTCTTCTGGATCGTAGCGAGCACTCCGGGGCGGTAGCCACCAGGGGAGTGTCGATGCGGATAGATGAGGAGGTATTCTCTAGACCCTCTGAAGTTCACGAGCGCACCCATAGCTCCTACGTCCTTACGACCTGACAAGTAATGTCCGGCGATCGATGGAGTGAGAGTGGGTTGAGGCTTGTAGAAACCAGGAGGAAGTGTTTCGTCAACGGTCCGCTGCAACTGAGCTGTGATGTGCTCGGGAGACAGGACAGGAAGACGAGAGTACGTATCCGAAGCTCT